TCTCCGCATCACGTGGCATTTCCAAAGAAGATATGGAGAAAGCTGTTGAATATATTGAACTTTTAAAATTAAAACATAATAAATAATACTATTAGGGGTTGTTAGTTTGATTATTAATATTATTGAGTGTGATATTCCTAATGTGAAAGCTATTTCATCTACTGGGGAAGATGAAGGTGTTCACAATATTTATATCCGTAAGAATATGTCTATTGAAGATATGAGAAAAGAAGTTGCTCATGAATTGCTGCATATCATTAATGATGATTTTCACATAGATCATCATGTTAATCTTATTGAACATATGGTAAGGCGGAAAGAACTTACTGATGAATTACTTGAAGAAATAGATTTCTATCATCATGTATTATAATAATTACTGTTTACTTATGGTTGCTTATTTTTAGGAGATAACTTTTATGTCTAATATTACTGATGAAAGGCTTACAGAATTACGTAGATCTGCACCCCCACCATACGAACCTCAACGTTTACCTTTTGATACTTTTAATTTACTCACTCCTGAATTAATTAAATTATCTTCAGAAGCAAATATGGCTCTAGGTGAATATAAAGGCTTTTTAGTGAATACGCCTAATCCTGTTTTGCTTTTATCACCTATTACTACACAAGAGGCTGTATTATCTTCTAAATTAGAAGGTACACACGCAACTCTTGAAGATATTCTTAATCATGAAGCTGGCAACCAAACTGATATTCAAGATGATGAGTTAAAAGAAATCCTCAATTATCGTTCTGCATTAAAACATGCATTAGATACAATTTCACCATATAATCAGTTGTCAAATCCTGATAGTAAAGAACCCCTAACAATAAAAATTATTAAAGAAATGCATGCTATTCTCCTAGATAATGTTCGTGGTTCTACTAAACATCCAGGGGATTTTAAAAAGTTACAGAACTATATTGGTGGCTATGATTTTATTTCTTATACACCTGTTTCCCCTCAATTAACAGACTCTTATATGTCTAATCTAGAAACGTATTTACACTATGATGAGATAAATCCATTAATTCAAGCAGCTATTATTCATGCACAATTTGAAATGATTCATCCATTTGAGGATGGAAATGGACGTATAGGCAGATTGCTAATTCCTTTATTCTTTTATTATCGTGGAATTATTCCATCCCCCATATTCTATATGAGTTCTTACTTCGAACGGAATCGTGATGAATACATTCATAATTTAGCCAATATTTCTAAAAATAATAATTGGGTATCTTGGATTTATTTCTTCCTTAGTGGCATAATTACTGAATCTCATAACAATACAAAAAAAGCTTTAAATATCTTATCTTTATATGAGCAATTTAAATCTTTAGGCGATTCTATAAAATCATATTACTTCATCCCAATTTTAGACTTTATTTTCCAGCATCCTATATTTACAAGTAAACAACTTATCGAAGAAATCAATGCTAGTAAGCAAACTGTATTTACACTTTTGAATAAATTAGTTCAGATAAAGCTAAAAACAGAACATTTATTTGTCCAAAATTATTAAGTATTATAGATAGTTAAGTCTAATATTTTAATCTTTTTTAGACTATATATTTTTATAGTCCAATATATCTCATTATATTGGACTATATTTTTAAATAGTCCAATATACAGAAAAATATTAGACAAAATAAAAAAGCCCCTATCTAGCTACTACTAGATAGAGGCTTGATGCCTTAGAGACACCGCATATTTATATTATACCATACCTCTAAGGCTTATTTCTTATACCATTTTTTAGCCTAGGAGGTATTTTTAATGTGGTGTGAAACTGTAACTACCAAAGCTGGTATTACTAAATATAAATTTCAAGAACGCTATATAGATCCTTATAGCGGTAAAACAAAAAGAATATCTGTTACATTAAATAGTAATAGTAGACAAGCATACAAAATCGCACAAGCTGAATTGCAAAATAAAATTGACTTGGCCACTAATACAGATATTGCCAAAGATATGACATTGAATGATGTTGTATCTGAATACTTAGAATCTAAACGTGCTTTTAGAAAATCATCTACACAATATAGTATGGATAATCTACACAAACAAATTATAAAATGGTTTCCTGCTGATATATTACTATCTAAACTTTCACCATACATTATCCAAAGCACATTCGATAAATTTGCTTGCCAGTATTCCTACAACTATACAAAACTGGCCCTTAGTCTTATTCGACAATCATTAAAATATGCAAGGCGCATGGAATATATTCGTGATATTTCCTTCTTAGACAATATCGAATTACAAAAGCCAGTAGCTGATGTAGACCGCATCAAAAAGCAGCGTTCTAAATTTCTAACTAAAGATGAACTAAAAGATTTACTATCACAATTAGATACTATCAATCATCATGTATCCTTATTATGTGAGTTTCAATCTTTAACTGGTCTTAGATTTGGTGAAATGGTAGCATTACGCACTCAAGACTATGATAGAGATAATGCTGAAATAGATGTAAACGCTACTTTATCTAATCGTGGTAGCTTTTCTGACCCTGCTATGCGCCTTCCACCAAAGAATGTTCATTCTATCCGTAAAGTAAAATTAGATGCAAGGGCTGTACAAATTATTAATCACTTTATAACCGCCAATCAAGCAAGGCGATTATGGAAATCTAAATTTGCTGACCTCGGTTATATCTTTGTTACGGATGGTGGCTTGCCATATGATCTACATTATGTGAATAGAACTATAAAAAAACTTGGTTTCCCAAAACCAGTAAGCACCCACACCTTTAGACATACTCATATTTCTATTCTTGCTGAATCTAATGTTCCTCTAAAAGCAATTATGGAACGTGTTGGCCACAATGAGCCACGTACTACACTTGCTATTTACACTCATGTAACAGATGAAATGAAACAAGAAGTAAATGCAGCTATTACAAATATGGGTAAAGTACTTGCAAATAAATAAAAAATGAGCCACCGCATCATGTGCAGTGGCTTTTTTCAATCCTCATATAAAAGGGGCAAATATTTGTTTTTAAAAGGGGCAATAAAGGGGCAAATTGTTGTTACAATGCGTTACAATTTGTTACTCTTTATCTTTCAAATATCCTTGTAAATACTTTATCTGTTACAGTTTGTTACAATTCGTTACAATCTGTTAAACAGTCAATAAGAATGGTGCGGATTGAGGATTTATACTCAATACTCCGCCCCATTACTACATTATCCAAAGTCTACATTTTAAAAAGTGGCAAATAAGGGGCAAACTTTTATTTATACTTCTTTACCATATAGCCTTTCCATTCCTTGACGAGTTACAAGCCACATTTTTCCAGACTTTCTAAACTCACCTTCTAAAAATCCATTCTTTACACGGCCTCTACAATTTTGTTTCAATGAGTCAGCAGTAACATTCCATCGTTCTGCCGCCTCTTGTGTTGTCATAATATCATCTAGTTCAAATTTCAATTTTATCACCCTCTAACTAAATGTTTAATTGCTAGTATCAAAACAATAATAGTTGCTATATTAATCAGCCATTCTAAATATTGCATAATTTACCTCGTTGATTTACAATGATGTTGAGAAGGTGGCGGGGCTTTCACCCGCCTGCTTTTTAGTCTTTGCTAACAAGTTTTAGTATTGCTAGTGCCAGTACCAGTGGCGTTAACGCATTTGCTAAACTTGTTAGCTCTTTTATTGTCTCCACTTTTATCACCTCCTTACATCTTTATTATACCCTATATCGTGTATATAAGCAAGTGTTTATTTTGATTTTTACAAACAAAAAATAGAGCCTACCAACGTAGATTTATTCTATGTTAGTAGGCTCTTTTATTTATAGTTGCGTGTATCCACCATTACACGCTATGGAGATGTATGGATCACTTCCTTAATGTTTGAACGCTACCCCTATAATTGCGCCACCACTTAACACTTGTGATACATTTCGTTGCATCCGCAAGCGTTTAATGGTTTTCTTGTCGTTCTCTATTTGCCCTTTCAATTCGGTCAAAGAGTTCTGCATTTCGTTTAAGGTAACTTCTTGCTTCATTGATTGAAGCTTGGCTTGCATCAATTCGTTTTCCAATTTGTTGATTGTATTGTGTGCTTCGGTCAACTCGGTCTTTTGCTTCATGACTAAGCTCTGAGCTTCGGTCAATGGAATACTGGATGCTTCGATTGAGCTCAAGGCTTTCTCGTTGTTTTTCTTGAGCTCGTTCCACTGCGTTAATGGTACGCTGATAGTCGCTTCCGTTTGGCTGGTAGAGGATATATCCTGCGCAAAGGATGAGGATGATGCCAATACAACCGATAATAATATAGCGGTAAGTAGAGTTATCAAATAATACTTTGATTTTGTCATACATTATACCCCTCCTGCGTAGTCAGTAATTCCCCTAGCGATAGCACGAACGATAGTGTCTAAATCATTAGTTAACATAGCATGGTCTTCTTCATTATCAATGAATGCCATTTCAACTAATACAGCTGTTGCATCTGTACCATTTAGCACCCAAAGGTCATCACGTTTTTTTACACCACGATCAACTGTATTAATGCTTTTGATGATTTGGCTTTGAATGTCGTTTGCTAGTCGTTGCCCATTAAAGGACTTATACAAAGTTTCTGTACCTCTAGCTTGCGTGTTAAAAGCATTGCAATGAAGTGATACAAAGATATCTGCACCCCAAGAATCAGATTCAGCACATACGAGACCTAAATCATCATCTTGTAAAGTACGCACTTCACATCCTGCTGTTTCTAAATACCTTGCTAACATCTTACCTGCATCACGTGCTACATCGCACTCACGTGTGCCATATACAGGATTAACTGCGCCACTGTCTAAATTAATATCGTGTCCAGGATTAATAAATACTTTCATCGTTTATCCTCCTCTTCTAATTTATCTGGAATGCCATTATTGTTTTTGTCTAGCCAAAGCCCTAAGAAGCCTACAATAGCCATTAATACGCTAGGGATGAATATATGATCTATGATATTAAGCCCTACATTAATCAGCTTGTTCGCCTCGTCAGATACGTACCCGCTAATAAATGACATAACATACTGAGTTATTACCAATAAAATAGGCACTAGCATAATAAATACTAGCGCCCGTGTAGCGAATATTCCTGTAGGGTGGAAGTTGGCCACCCTTACAGATTTGTATGATTTTTTTATTGAATTAATGAGCTTTGGCGGTATGTTCATGAAAATCACCTCTTAACTCATCAACCCTATTTTCAATGCCATCGACACGAGATGTCAACTTCACATGTTCCGTGTATGCTTTAGTGCGTTGTTCACGTGAAAGTTTGATTTCATCTTTTAAGTCTTTCAACGTATCGGTAAGCACGCCCATTTTTTCTTGGAACATCAAATTATCTTGCATTCTTTGAAGGTCCAGTTTTTCGAGTAGCGGGATAATCAGTAGTCTGTACCCCGCCCCCGCAACTACACCTACAATCGTAAGCGTAGTTAAAATATCATTTAACTCAAACTGCCAATTCCACATCCATTACACCTTTCTCCAATAACCAATAATGTCTATAATATACCGAGTGTTCGCCGGTACACCCCAACCCTTAACTATACGGCTGTTTCGTTCAACATAAATACTATTGTTATTTACATCAACACTTCTTTCAATCAGCCTTACTGCAACTGGCGCATTCGGTGGGAGCGATGCGACCATATTGCCATTACCGGAAGGGGTTTTCAATTTAAAATCAAAATGCAAGTACCCCCAACCTGTTAATGGGTCGAATGCTAAGTAACCCCTATCAGCACCAGGATTACTAGCTATAGCATTGCCCCATACGACTTCATATATTTCGACTGGTTGCGAAATTACTTGTCCACCACCGCTTCCAGGCTCACCTTTCGGCCCTCTTAAAGCTTGTAATTGTTCCGCCGTAAAATCAGAATATTTGAACGGTTCGCCTTTATCACCCTTTGGCCCTTTAAGTGCATTAAGTTGGTCTTGCGTGAAGTCAGAATATTTGAACGGCTCGCCTTTAGGCCCTGGTGGCCCTGGTGGTCCTTGTAGTCCTCTTTCACCGTCTGCTCCACGCTCCCCAGGAGTTCCAGGTTCACCTTTTGGCCCTTTCAATTTTTCAATTTGTTCAGGCGTGAGTTGTACACTTGATGTTGATGTATACTGATTGATTTCCGTTTTCTTAACATAATCACTTAATTCAGATTTTTGAGCGAAAGATTGTCCTTCTATTTTGTTAATGTAACGAGTGCTAGCATCACCAGGAGTTAACGCATATTGAGAAATCTCGTTTTTCTTAATAAAAGTGCTTAAATCGTTCTTATATGCGAATGTTTGAGTAGCCCAACCCTTTTGAGCGTAATTATTTGTCGCATCCGTTTTAGATAAATAATCGTTTAGCTCTGTTTTTAATGCATATTTAGGGTCGCCTAGCATAGCAAGGTAATTTCTTATATCTACTTTTTTTAGATACAGATTATCAGCATCTTGTTTAGTTGCATACGGCGATAAATCTACATTAGCACCAGCACCAGGAGGACCCTGTTCACCCCTAGGGCCTTTTAAGGCCTCTAATTGCTCCGATGTGAACATGTCATAAGTAAATGACTTTCCATCTTTACCAGGAGCACCAGGAGGCCCAGGTGGTCCTTGAATACCTTGAATACCTTGCAACCCTTGTTCGCCGTTTAGTCCGTCAATACCATTCTTACCAGGCTCACCCTTTGGCCCAGGAGGACCAGGAGGACCTTGCTCTCCTGGTTCACCCTTTGGCCCTTGCAATTTAATAATTTGGGTATTATCTTTGACAATGATTTTATCATCATCATTAGACTTTATATGAATATTTTCATCACTCATATTATTTCCCCCTATTGCTAACGCCTTCACATATTGTGATTTCACCTTTTATTAAACATTTGATAGGCTTATTACCACTCCACAAAAACAAATCCCAGTAGTGCTTACCACGGCTTAATGCATCTGTGTCCAAAGATAAAATGATTTTGCACAGCTCATCATTTTCTAACCCATCTTGAGATACAGATATATCAAACTTTGCCTTGTACTCCTCATCTGTTGGATATTTTCTAACACATGCAAATAGGCTTTCACTATCTACCATATTGGTATAACCAACATTTAGAGTAATTGTTTCTCCTTTAATCACATTAAAGTTGTGTAGGACCGGTAGTTTCATCTTCACGCACCTCGTCCAATTCCATTAAGTCATTATGGATGCATCCTTCTGTTGGGCATGTTCCATCCTCATTTAATGTTTCATAGCACCATTCACAGAACTTCATTACAGGAATATCACTTTTAATTTCAAATGTTTCCATTATTTCACCGCCTTAATTTTTAATACCATTTCTTGATTCAGTTTCTTAAACTGATCTTGCAAGTCGGTAATATCGCCATTAATCAAGCGACGTCTTAATAATATTTGTTCTAACGTTTCAAAACGCCCATTGTAATAATTTCTAATTTCAGCGATTTTTTCCGCCTTTGTTGGCTCTTTTGCTTGCGGTTCAACGAACTTGCCATCTACATAGAATTTGCCTTTCATAAACTCGTCAAGCATGTTGTCACCGTTTTCGGAGTAAATGTAATCGGCAGCATCTGGCCATTGTTCTTTTGCAGTTGTTAACAACTGTTCTTTTGTTACTGTGTTATCCACAATGGACGTAATTCTCTCGCCCATCTCATTTAAAATAAATATATATTGATTCATAGTAATATCCTTTCGGAGGTTAAATTATGCGCCGTCACCTTGTTATATTAAAACGTATGCAACGCAATATCATTACATTAAGGCAACTATTTAACGAGTGGTTGCCGATTCACTCACGGTCTGTTTCTAAGAGTGCTATTAAGTCTTATCACATTGCTTTTAAACACATATCCAACATAGCGGATATGCCTATCACGGATATTCATTTTCAGCACCTCCAAAATGTGATTAATTCCATGCACGTAAAAGGACTTTCCTACTCATCATGTAAGAAAGTCCGTACATTACTTAATCAATTATTTAATTACGCTATTATACAAGATTATCCTATCACTAATTACGCCTTACACTTAAATCTAGGCCCCAATGTGCCAACAATTAGAAGAAGAGTATTCACTCGCCAACAAATCAACAAATTATGGGCGATAGATACATCTTATTCTCGCATGATTTTAATACTGCTCTACACAGGGCTCCGCATAAGTGAGCTACTTAATTTACGTAAGCAGGATATCAATAGACGATCATCATACCTTATTGTGAGACACGCTAAAACAAAAGCCGGTGAAGGTCGTATTATTCCCATTCATCACCGCATCATGCCTATAATAGAGCAACTACATACTAGAGATTACCTATACACCATCAGCTACACATCATTCCGTAAGCATTTCCAGGATATTATGAAGTATCTTAACTGCAAGCACACTATCCACGATACTAGGCACACATTCGCAAGTTTACTTGATGCGGTTGCATCACCTAACGCATTACGTTCCTTACTAGGTCACAAACAAGGCGATATTACCACTAGGGTATACACGCATAAAACTATTCGTGAGCTACGTAAAACCATAGAATTATTAAAATAACTCCCCAGTGGGGATTAACTTGGTTCTTAAATCAGAATACATATTGTGATATAACATTGCCTATTGCGTGTAAGGTGTTAGTTGCATTGTGCACCGATGACTCCGCAAGTACAACCACAAGAGGGGATGAGTTTTATGTGTCTTGGAACAGTGGCTTCTCAAATAATAATAGAGCTTCTATACGCTTTTTAACTAACCGAGGAAATGCAGGTAACTTTACCTGGATGTGTGTAGGAATTAGCTAATCACCTAATTACCTACTGCAATGGACCTCCACCCAGGCCGTCGTTCTATAGTCACTTATTAAAATCTCTCCAGTGGGGAGCTTTTAATAATGTGCCGATAGGAAATACATTCTCATTCCCCGTTTCCTTTGATAACTCGTGTTACGTAGTAGTTGGTAATGACGTGAATGGTAACAACAGAGATAACCAAGTTCACTCTTTTAGAGAATACACTAGATCCAGCTTTAAAATATTCTCTCAAGCTGCGCTAGACTCAGGTAATAAAACGACGGCATGGGGCAGATATATCGCTGTAGGTAATTAAATAATCCCTAGTGCGAACCAGTAATAGGATGCAGCATATCTATCACTAGCAACAAATACAGCTTTTGTATTGTTGCTTTCGCTTACAGAGTTTGCAAAATATCTTGGTGTATCTGACCCACTCCAATACGCATCAATCGCATTTGCTATGAATAGAGTCTTAAAACGAATAGGGAAAATTACTTCTGTCTTGGTTACATTATCTTGACCACCAACTCCCCACTGGATAGTGAAACCATTAGCAAACTTTACGAAACCAGCATTTGCATCAAGTTTAGACGCTACTATGGCACCTTGGCCTAACAGGCTTTTAAGTGTACCTAAGTTAAGCACTTTATTAATATCGCTATCGTTATAATTAGAAGTAATAAAGTTAATAATTTCTTGCGAGTTATCACCTTTTGTTACTTGTAAACCTTGATTATGTTTTGCAAGCGCCTTTGTATATTGATTAGAACTAACATCCAGCTTTTTATTAAATGCATCTCTATGTCCATTTATATCTACATTATGAGCTTTAATAGATTCATCTAGTTGTTCCCTAGTAACAGCCGTTGATAAATCAACAAGTCCCTTTACATTAGGATTGTCTCCTACCCCTAAAGCAACTAATAGGCGTTGCATTGGAATTGCATTTGTTTTATCTGGAATATAAGAGGTTAATCCACTAGCGTTAGAATATCCAATCAGCTTTTCTTGCCCACTGTCACCGGTCTTTCCATATATACCAACTTCTCTCCAATAAAAGCCTGTTTCAACTTTTTTATTATCAAAGTTAAATTGTAACTGCATTTGCCCATTTGTTACTTCTTTGATATTACTTAATCCAATTTCTAATTTAGGCTCAACAAGAGATGTTAAGCTATCAATACTTTTTGTTAATTGTCCATCTCCTATTACTGCCTTTGTAATGATCAATCTATCATCAGCTCTCCCTGTTGCTGATTTTAAAATCATTTTATTCCCTTGTAGGGTTAAACTAAGTCCCGGAAACTGTGCCATATTATCCTCCTATTTCAATTACTTCTTCATAACCAATTGCACTTCCATAATAGAGATTGTGCTCGATTTCAATATCGCTTAACAATTTACTCATACTAATTTGTGTTTCTTCTTCTGCCACAACTAGCCCTGAAACAATCAATTTTTGTTCAAGTAATTGTTCTTCCCAAACTTCATAACCAATATGTGCTGGCTTAAACTCATCAATGGTTTGCTGTAAACCATGGGTATCTTCACACATGTCTTTTGTAAACTTTAATTCCATAGTATAGCTTTCATTCTTTGGAAGTATTACTGCAGACTCATCTGATACAAAGTTATTGGCCAAGGCTTCTAGAAACTCTTTAGTGCTACTATCAGTATTATTTAACTTTGCAATTACACGGCTTCGTCTATTATGTAAGCTATCACTTCTAGCGCTTATTCCAACAAACTCTTCCCATTTCGATAATGCATAAGTTGCAGATTGAATATTATCTTGTTTTAATAGTTCAATTAACAATAATCTAATGCGTTCATGCTCTCTACTATCTGCATCACTTATTGCTTTAAACTCTAAATCTTTTGCAATAAAAAGAGGCAGATACGTAAGTATATCTACCGCTTTCCATCTAATAAAATCACTCATGCACGATCACCTCTTTAATTGTTGGTAATTGTTCATTTGTAATGTCAATATTAGTAATCCCTTTATTTACTTTTAAGTCACGATAGTCTAATACCCCTGTTTCTTTATTAGCTAAAATAGCTTTACCAATATTAGCATAAGATACATATGTTCCATTAAAAATTTGCTTTTTAAACTCCTCATTTAATACCTTTTTAACAGCCTCTATATCTGCTTTCCCCTTTGTCACTGTTAGTTCGATATTGATATCAAATATTGTTGGTGTTACTACAGTAACAGTTGCCCCAATTGGTGCGTTTTCAGCAATTACAGCCTTAACTTTTTCAATTAATTCTGTACTAGCA